CCCAGCGTCAAACTTTGGTGGAATCCGCCCAGAACGCATGGTTACGGGCGACTTAATCAGCCAATTCACAACATCTGGCGATTTTAACCCTGAAGATATGATTAACAGAGCCGCATATCGTGAGATAGACACCTTGTCACGCCGTATGCAACCGTACAATGAGGCATTTGGTCAAGATTCTGTGGTGACTGGTGACCCATACCCTGACTGGCTCCGCTTTGTGCGCAGTGAACAATTTATGATGCAGGAGCGCGATGTGTTCCCAGCCGTCCATGTTGATGTCAATACACAAAATGTGATAATGGTATGACGGACATTGAGGAAATTGAGCGCCGCCTTGACAATGTCGAGAAGGTAATTGTTGAACTTCAAACGCTGGTGAAGATGGCAAAGCCCATTGCAGTGATGTTTGCTGCGAGTCTTGGTATGGACTTGACCCCATTACTTCTGTAAAGGGTAGTGCTGTGAGCAGCAAAATAAACGGTGCATACGACCTATCAGCTTTGGCAGTCTCATAATCATGGTTTACGAAGTGAGTCCAAGGGCCTTGCGCGCTCGTTGGATTTTGCCAACGGTGACTTTCAACTTCTGTGAGGACTTCCATGCAGAAAGACCTTGGAAGTAGTGTTCGTTGATTTCCATATCAAGAGATGTGTCGCGTGGGCGTCCCAGCGTTTCTCCCTTAGCTTTTTTAGCAGCCAGAGACTGCTTGGTTCGCTTGGAGATGCGTTGCAATTCGTTTTCAGCCATGGCTCCCAAGAGGGTGTACAGCATTCGCATGGTTTCGTCCATTGCATTTTCTTTGCAAAGGAAGATGGATTGGCTGGGGAACCACAGGTGAACATTGTGTTCCATGACATACTTCTCAATAAACAAAAGGAAACCCGTGTTGTCACGGTAAAGTCGGCAGATGGTTTCAACAATAACCAGCTTTGGCTTTTGTGATAAGATGTTTAGGAAGCCCGTCATCTGATGTAGCGACGGTCGGGTGCGGTCAGAACCGCTGTAACCTTTGTCTGCGTGCATAATTGCGTCGGGGTATGGTTGAATTGGATATTTTAGCATGTGGTCTTGACGCTCTAAGTCCTGTGAACTTGTTGAAACTCGACGATAAACATGGACTTCGGCGTAGTCTGCTTGCGTTAATGGTCTGGTCAACATTCGAGACCACACTCCTTAAAGCAAAGGTCGCAGACGGGCATGGACTTCCAGGTGTGCCAGCCCATGACCTTGCGCTCACGGTTTGAGTTCTTCCACTTCTTGCACACAGGGCAGAGGAAAATGTTGTACTGCTTCGTTGAGGACTTCTTTGGGGCCTCCTCGCTGGCCCATGAATCGTTTCCGTTCATGATGCGACGACAGAGTGTTTGGCTATAAGAGTTGTTGAAATAATAGTACTGGGACTTATCGAACTACTTAACAGAGCATAGTTCATATACAAGTATAGGTATGGACAGACTGATTCCTATGGCTAAAAACAGTGGCGATATTATTTTGAGAGACCGGCTCCAATTCAGTTTGGACTCGAGCGGAAACCGAGCAACAGTGTATGGACGACTTGACCTGCAAGACTATGTGTCTGCTGTGGACCGACGCGCCCTTAGTATCAAAGAAATCTACCTGCAAGTGCGCCCAGGTGCTACTGCCGCTTCTGCTTTGCTCCCTAACACTGGTGAAATGACTTTGTACAGCAATGATATTCTCACCGCTGGACTTCAAGCGTCGTGTTTGAAAATCTTTTGCACTACTCGTGCCTACGAACTTGCCTCGCAAGTGGGTATCGGAAGCCCTGACATCTGTCATCTTGAAACATGGCGCACCAATTCCTTTGGTGTTGCTACTGCTGTAGGACAAGGTTTGGTTGCTGAGACAACTAACAAGCGATTCGGTCCTATGGACTTGCACCCTGAAGGCTTCGCTGTTATTAGTGACTTGCTTGTTGGCCTTGCCGCTGACAACATGGACATTTACGACGGCGACCAAATCGAGGTTGACATTCTTGTTATTGCTGAGCCTATCACTGTTACTCAGAAGACTCTTACGCAGATGCTTACCCAACAGACCGACCTCTGAGGTGGTCTAAGTGGCTAAAGTACCCAACCCTAAAGCGCAAACTAAGAAAGGCGCAAGAGGACGAGACAAGGTAGTGTCTGGTGCAATAGGCGCTACTGTGGCTGCTGGCATTGCTGGTGCCGCCGCAGTGTCTGCACCTGCTATACTCGGTGCCGCCGCAGTCGGTGGCCTTGCAGGACTCATTGTGGGCGATAACAGCATGGTGTTTCCAATCGACATGGTAGCTATCCCTGCGTATCAAGCATACATGCTACAAGGCACTCCGCAGTTTACTGTGTACATTAAAGCAGGAGAGACCCTCATGGCTACTGGTGGCAATGTCGACGATGTTCAAGAAGGTGTTATGGAAGCTGCTACTGTAGCAACTGTAGCAACTGGCACTAAGAAGCGTAAAGCGTCTGCATACAACAAGAAGTATGCTACTGCCTTCCGTAAAGTAGCAAGTAAGCATAAGACCAAGAGTGGCGCGTGGAAGAAGGATGGCTTCAAGAGAGCGCAACGCGAGGCACACAAGATAGCTGGAGGGAAAAAGTAATGGCACTACACGAGATACGCTTTGCATGGAACCAAGACACACCGTACACTGGTGAAAATGTGGGCGTGTGGACGAAAAAGATTAACTTAGTCAAGGGACGCAAACATGTCATAATGGCAGTGGACTGCTTTGTTGACTCATTGAATGCATTCGTGAGTGATGGTACACCTGACCCTCCACCTTGTAAGATTGCAGGCATGATTTTCTTGTCACCTTACCCAGCATTTGACCGCGCACAGTTCACTGAGTTTGGTTTTGGTGGTATGTGGGCGTCAGACCCTGCTGTGCTATACAAGGCTGGCTTTCAGTGGGACTATGACCCGATGGACCCGTCGTCGACGACTGGTGCTACATTCTTGAGCAAGTTCCGTGAGTTTCCGCAAGAAACTATTGCTGCTGGAGAATCATTTGAGTTTTACAGTGACCACTTGTACATGACTGTGTACATGACCATGTTCGCAGGAACGGACACGGTGCTGGATAATTCGCATATCAGTATGCTTGTGCAGTTGGACGACCAAGAAGTTAACGAGATTGAACACTTTATGGGAGCGTATTCTGAGTATCAACAAGCGCAACGACAGCGCCTTGAAATGGATGCTGTGAGCTTGTTTACGGTGCTTGGTGGTGGACTGAACTTCAGTGGACAGTTTTTCCCAGCGTCAAACTTTGGTGGAATCCGCCCAGAACGCATGGTTACGGGCGACTTAATCAGCCAATTCACAACATCTGGCGATTTTAACCCTGAAGATATGATTAACAGAGCCGCATATCGTGA